CGTCTACATGTATCAAACTTCCGATTACTTCTGATAAATCTATTCCACCGGCTCTAGTACCATCATCTTGAAAAGTACCTGTCACCAGTAATAAATTTCCTATAACTGTCGGTCTTGGGTCTATTGTAACTGTCATTGCCATTATTCATCACTTCCTGTTTCTGTGGTGTCTTGTGTAGGACTTAAAACTTCCGCAACTACAGGTGGATTCAAATGAGATTCCACTAAAGCCAAAGCCGCCGTTTTAGTTAGATAACTTGCGCCTGTTTTGACTCCATTATCTTTTAGCCACTTTAGAATGTCTTTACGATTCCAAGCCTCATCCGGTATACCGTCATCTTGTAGGTCTACTGTAGCAGGTTCATCACCTTCGATAGTGAAGTTTCTTCTCAAAGCCTTTCTATTTGCTTCAAGCCATTCTTGAGAAACCTCTACAGGTTGTCCTCTCAACCACGGTTCACAGGTGTCCTTTCTACGAGCCTCGTAATAAGGACCATTGTAGGTCACTGTAGGCACTCAAAGCACCTCAATTAAGTAGAACTAATGTTACTGTTCCTGCGGTAGCCGCTTCACCATGAAGGGTGACACATGGAAGTGCGCCACCATTGTTAGCGAAAGCCACCGTACCTTCATTAGAGAAAGTAGCGGATAGAGTCTTGTCTTCGGTTGCACAAGTTTGTCCAATAATACTAACTACTTTTGATACACCTGCGGTGAAAACCATTGTTTGTACTGCTGCATCTGCAAGAGTAAAGGCAATTGTTACCATTCGCATACTTCCAACTGCATTTCCGTCAGTGTTAGCGGCGTTAAAACCTGCTAGTGTACCCGGATAAGAGCCTCCTGCATTTCCATCTAACCAACCTGTTTCTTCTACAGGTGTTCCTGTTCTCATGTCGAGGTCTAACAATACACTAACTGTGTTTGTGGTAAAATCTCCGGTATCATACGATATTGTTATTCCTTTATGTAATTTATTTTCTGTTGCCATAATTCATCATCTCCTATTATTTTATATCTCCATTAACCTCAAACCAAGTCTCTAATCGAACCTTGACCTCCAAAGAAAGTTGTCCATACTTCTCCCATTGAACGGTACATACCTTCTTGTCCAAGACGGTTAATAGCGAATGGGTCACCTGTCTCAATACCGGACTCAAAGTATTGAGTTGGTATAGCAGTTGAGAAATACAAGTAATCTGTGTCTAAGAAGTAAAGTCTGCTTAGACCGTCTTTTGTAATATCCTTAGATGGAATGATTGGTACACCATTGTAGGTTGCTACGATGAAACCGGCTTCAATACCCGGTACACCCTTAACACCATTGTAGGTAGGTGTGACTCTCTTCTCTTCCATGAATCTTTGTTGGCTTTGTAGTAGTTGTTGAAGTCTCATTAGAGTATCATATCCTGTTAGAATAACCTTTGGATTACCACCACGAACCCATGTCTTTTGGAACATTGAGTCCAAATGGTCAAGACTTAGAGTTCTTTCAGTAAGACCTGCATCTGTAGCAACATCAACTTCTGCATTAGACCAAGTGTTAGCATCCCTGTCAATGGAATAAATATCTACATCGGAAGCATTGTCAATGTGTGCAGTGTTTCCTGTTGGACCTGCCGCCGCATGTCCTGTACCTGTACTGTCCATAGTAGAAGAAGCAGTAATTCTGTCTAGTGATTCAAAATCATTACCTGCCGGTGTATCAACATCTTGTGTTAGCATTTTGTTAATGTGTTCAGCGTGGTGCTTACCCATCTCTTCCTTCAAGACGGAGCGAATGTCGCCTAGTCCGTCATCTTTATCAGCCAAAAACATAGCAGTTTCGCTCATATCGAATGTGTGAACAACTGTCTTAGGTTTTGCTGCAATATGTTGGAAGGTAGGTTTGGTTGTGTCCGGTAGAGTAGCGTTTTCTGCAACTCCGCCACCAACAGTAAATGAAGGTCGAGCAGTAATAACTCTCCAACCACTTCTCTCCCACGGTCTTTTAGGTAGTACGCTGAATGCGTTAAATTCTTGGTTCAATTGTGACCAAACTTTTCTACCGTAAATTGCTTGGTATGTACCCGCAGTTGTACTCAACATTGGTGCATCTGCTTTCAATAACTCACTACCGGAGTAGGAATAGCCCATAGCGTTTCCTGCACCGTAAAAGTATCTTTCCATATCTGTTATGTTTCTTATGTAATCTCTTGCCATCTTTTTCATCTCCTATTTTTTAATTATTTTTTACTCATGCGCCCCTGTAAACACTGTTTGCCAATGAATGCACTTCATCCCAAGACATGTTGTTTAGGTCTTGAGTGCTTGGGATATTTACATTAGTGGAAGTATCAGCCTTAGCGATAGTTGTTCCTTCTGTAGTTAGGTTGTCAATTCTTTCAGTTAATCCTTCGAGAGCCTTCATTACTTCACTAATTGGTTGGCGAGCATCGAATTGTGCTTTTTCTGCATTAGACTTTGCGATTTGTTGCTCCTTAGCGAATCTTGAAGAAAACTCTCCTTCAAGACTTCCTCGGAATTGTTGTTCCAAAGCCGCCGCCTTGTATACTTCATATGCTGCTTCAATATCACTTGAAGAAACATTTGAAGGGTTAATGTATTCTTTTGAAAGTTTAGCAGGTCCAAGTGCGCCCGCAGGTTGCTTTCCTCCACTTTGACTTACTGCACTGATAGCACCTGTTGATGGATTACCGCCTTCTTGTCCTCTTCCTCTAACTTGTCCACCGAAGTAATCAGCACCATCTACTGAATCCGGGTTATCGAATCCACCAAGTTGTGCTTTTTCCATTTGGTCAAAGTGTAGTCTTGCTTCTGCGGTATTTACACCGGCAGACTTTAGAGTATCTTCCATCCAATTTAGGTATTCTGCACTAATTATATCGCTATATTCACCTTTTGCATACATTTTATCATCTTTCATTTTATCATCTTCTTTTTCATCATCTTTTTTATCAGCGAATGGATTTTCTTTCTTTTCTTCTTTAGGCTCGTCACCTTTCTTTTCTGCTATAGCCTCTTTTAGAGCCGGTGGCATTTCGCCTTTTTCCATAGCATCAAGTCTTTGTTCAAGTCTGTTCATTACTGCGTTTAAATCATTATCTATATCTGTCATCTTACTCACATCTTCTTTTAAAATTCTAAATTGTGCTTCCGGGTTTATTCCTTTTTCACAAATTGTTATTTCGTGGAGTTCCATCTTACTTATTTCTTGATATTCTCCATGTTCTCCATCAGCCTTCCTAACACGCTTGAAAGCCTGTCCACCAATAGAGAATCCCTGCAAGTTGCCCTTGCGTATTTCTGCGGCTACTTCACGAGCCTTTTCTATATCGTTTCGTAGTTTACATACTACAAACATTCCTGTGTCGTCTACTTCGGACTTCCACATTCTACCATTGGAGTCTACATAGTTATCTATAACTTCTCCAACTTGTATATTAGAGTGAGCCAATTGTACATTTCTGTACTTGTCACTCTTCATAAAACCATCAAATGCATTCTTTAATGCACCACGAGTAATTAAATCTCCTTGCTTATCTACAAGTTCTACAGATGCATAACCAGCAACAACTAAATCAGTACCACTCTTTAGGACAGATAGCCCTGTGGATGGTCGCTGAATGGTTAGCATTAATCCAAAGAACCCGTTGTCATGGTATTTATACTAAACCCATACTTTCCTTGTTAAAGAAAATATTAAAATTTGTTGAAATCGGATAACTGCGAAGCATTATTACTCATTTCTATATATTTTATGGGTTTTTTCTTTTTCTCATTACTTTTAGGCTGAATTTCTTTTTCATCACTTCTCTTTCTTCCATCATAGTCCGGTAAAGTTTCTTCATTTGCTAAACGAGTAGGTCCACTTGGCGACTCTATAGGTGTAGCCAAATCTATACCTAATCCTTTTGGACCTGTCCATGTAATTTTTTCTTTAGATAATTTATCTAATACACGAGATATTATTTCTAATGCTTTCTTAGTAGTTGGTTTTAGTAATCTATTATCATCTTTAGAGTCAAGAATACCTGCTGATTGTTTATCTTGTCTTTCACGACTTGGTGGTTTACTTATATCTATATCCGTTTTTTGGATATGCCCACTAAACATTAATGGTGCTACAGAAGACCAATACGGCAATATGCTTTCAACAAGAGTAATTGGATAACTTGTTTTTCTTAAATCACTTAATGAAGTATAAGGATTTTCTAAATACCAACCGTTATCTACAGATACTACATCATATTCTACAGTATCTATATCTTTTATTATAATACTTAATTTATTATTATCATATTCTATATCATGAGGGATTAATATTGGACTAAAAGATTTTGTAAGTATATCTAAGGATTCTGTACTCGCTGCACCCTCTCCTTCTCCTTGACCTAATATCTCTTTCATTTGTACATTAAATATATTCCTTCCACCACGAGTCTTTTTAGTAATACCTGTTATAGAAACTCTAACTATATCACCTACTTTGTATAATTCTTTTTGATTGTGTATAGTGCCTATATCCATATATTCATTATCTTTTATCGAAACTGCTCTATTACCTAACTTAGAACCGTCAAGTATTGGACCTGCACCTAACTGATATGTGTAAGTGTTTTTTCCTTTTACATTTAAAATAATAAAATTATAATCTTTAGTCTTTCTAAGTACCATCCATTTAGGGTGTCTCCTTTCTCCTTTCATGTATGTAGACTTACTATCTCTAAGTAATATTACTTCGTGTTCTTTTTGTAAACTATCTACTGCATCTTTCAAACCTTCTTCATCGGTTAGTTTAGTATCATGTGGACCGGGTATGATAATATTTTCATGACTGTCAAATTGACTTCTTAATAATTTCATTCTTTCATGTAGAAGCATATCACTCACATTATTATCATCATAATTTAAAACATCAAAAATATTTATTTCTTCTTCTCCTAAAATACCATCAATAACATAGTTTCTCTCATTTAATTTAGATAAGTTTTCTTTAAATTTTTTCTTTAATCCTACTTTTTTACCATTTTCGTCATATGCAGTTATACCGTCGTCATTTACAATTATGATTCTTTTACCATCATACCATTTACTTACTACCCAAGAACCACTAAAACCTCTCATATGTTCAAGGTCATTTAATTCAAAAATACGATGCATTGGTCTTATTGGTGGTGACCATTTAACATCATCACTCTTAGTTAATAATACATCGGGATTGAGTAATGATGTAATGTATGTAGAAATTTCACTCATAGCAATTGTAGAGGGGTCATCGGAAGGAGATAGATAAGTTTCCATGTTTATGCCTTGATGTGCAGACAATGGATTTTGAGGTGGCGGTAATGTTGTAAGAACTTGTTGTGTAATATCTTTACCATGTAAATTATTCAAGGCTTCTTCACTTACTGTATGATATAATCCTTCTTGAGCGTTTTCACCAATTATCGGCTCTCCATTCATATTAGTTTCAATTCCAAATGTAGGTTTTGCTAAACGCCCTTCGTGTATTGCACCACCACCAAATACATTATACATAGTAGCATTAGAAGGATTTACTTTACCTATCTTAGTATTAGTCATTGTAGCAGACGATACTATTTCATTTTGTTGAGGCATAAATGCATTGTCAATAAAATTACCTTGTTCATCATGTAGCATTCTTTCATCTAATACTACTAAAGAATCAAGATTGTTTTTAGTTTGAAAAGTATTTCTTTTGATTCCTTTACCTGCGGTTTTTACTCCGTGTACATCAAAATCATTAGCGTGAAATAATTCTAATCCACTATTTTTCATAGATGCTCCGTACTGTTGAGAATTTAATAATCGAGGAAACATTTGAGATATAGCGTGTATTTTATGCGCTTTCCAATTTTCATTTTCTTTACCTGCTCTTTTTTGGGCTAAGTTAATTGCTTCATGTAAATTTGTATCATGTAAGTCAAAATGGAATTTATCAGCACTACTAAGATTTTCATAATTAGAAGACATAATATCTTTGTTAGGATTCTGCATATGTGAAAAATCCGCATTACCTATTTTAGAAATTGGTCCATTTCTAAGTAAATCGTTTATAGTAGATACATATAACGGGGCTTCTCTTTTATTAGATTCATCGAGTAAATTCCTTACATGTTCTTTCATAGCAGGGTTCTTTTGTAGTTTTAATGCATCAATTACTTCATCAACAGACATATTACCGTCTATTACATTTCCATTATTAATTAAATGACCTGCTATAGCATTATGCTCATTAAGTTGTTTATTTTCTTTAATATCGAATTGTCTACCATAATTAGTAGTTGATAGATTATGTGCGTTAGTACTCAATATATGTTTTTGTGTATCAGCCAATAATTTTTGAGTATTATGTATAAATTTTACAGGGTCACTTGGGTCAAAAGCATCGGGTTGTTGTTCAATAACTAATGGCATTATTACATTTTTAGCATAATCTACTATAGTATCATGATGAGACTTAAGTGCTGATAAAGTTTGATTAGCACCTATTTTCCAATGAGATGAAGGTTTATCTTTTCTTTGTTGTATTTTATTTAAACCATTTACTGCTTGCTTCATATCATCTCGTAAGCCCATTACATCTTCTTGAGATAAATTAGGATTTAATAGCATCTCATTAATTGAATCTATAGTTTCTCTAAATCTGTTTTCCTTTTCAGTAGAAAGTTGTGTTCCTCCAAATTGTAATATTTGATGTATACCATCAAGTGTACTTGTTTTAACTTTATGAGGTGTATTAGATTCATCTTTCTTCTTTTCATGCATACTTTGAACTATATTATTAAGACCGTTTTTTGCCTCTTCTAAATTTATAGGGTCAAAAGCAGTAAAATTATGATTCTCCATATAATAATCATGAAGTTTTTTGTATTCTTCGTTATTTTTATCTTGTTCTAAGTTATTAATAAATCCATTAATCGCTCTTGTATCTTTAGTACCTAGTATTTTACTCACAGAATTAATAAATCTTGTAGTAGGATAGTCTTTCATCTGCATTGTGTTTTTTACATTTGAATATGTCATAGGTTTAGAATCCCAATTCAAATAATCTTTGAGTTCTTGTAATTCTAAACCCGCACTTATTGATAAATCACCATTTAAAAAATCTTTTAGTTGCCCTATTGCTTTTTTAGGCGGAGTAAAAGGATGGTGAGTCCTTCCTAAAAATGTATTAAAGATATGTGATTTAATTGCTTTTTCGTGCAAACGAGTATCACTTGGATTAGAACCATAATATGTTTCGGGCATAGGAGATATAGTAGGATTATGAGATTTATGAGTAGCCATATGTATGTTAGAACTACCTAATTCTTTCTTTTCTTGTGGAGTAGCAGTTCTCATAAAATATTCATATTTAGGATTTAATGAAGACTTGTGTTCTGTATAGTTATTTTTATCACTTAAATTACTACTTTTACTTGTAGCAAAGGGAGAAAAAATATTCACCATAGGATTAGGTAGGTTAGTATAGTCAAATTGCATTTTATCTGCTAAAAATTTACCTATTTCTTTTGTTTCCATAGGTGCAAAATGCATACCTAAAATAGTATTATTAGAATTTGTTTTAAAGAACTGCTTGTTTGACTTATCCATTTCAAACATTGGTGATGTATCTTTATCATGAGATGTTGAATGATTCATCTCCATCCATGTAGCAGGTGCTAAATTCATTCCCGGTAGGTTTGCATATAATTGTTCATAGAATTTACCCGGTCCATAAGTAAATCCGTCTTTATCTGTACGCCAATACTTAGGTTTTTCTTCATCGGGATGAGGACCATGCGGAGAAGTAAAGAATGAACGATGGTTTAGCATATCTTTTGCTTTTTGTTGGAGTGTACTATTGTTTTTTGCTTCTTCTTCTAACTTTCTTAAAATATCTATATTAATAATAGGTCCATCCATACTTCCGTGTATAGGGTGATTTGACATTGGTTGATTGGTATTTGGGTCATAACCTGCTAAAAATAATACATCTTCCATAGAAAGTCTTGGTATTCTAGCCCCTTTTCTTAAATCCTTTAAACCGTATTCATCTTTAAAATCTTCTTTATGTAAATTTAAAGCGGGTAATCTTTCAAATGGTTCTTGTTCTTCACTTATATATTTATTATTTATTTCATCTAAAATATATTGTGATACAGGTTTATCTAAATAATTATTATTATCATGCATTACTTCTGCAACGGAAGATTGGATAAATCTATTTTCACCTTGACTATAATCTTCTTCATTAGATTGTTGTCTATAGTTAGAGTTCCTTCCAAAATGAGCATTAGACCTAATCATAAAATTCATTTCCGGTGTTCTTCTCATTAAATTGTTATATGCAATACGAGCAGTAGGAATTTTTTGTCCATTAGGTAATGTAAGTGAAGACTTATTATCTATACCTTCATCTATTTGGTCTTGAATTGAATCTCTTTCTTCGGGAGTAAACCATTCAAGACCATACATGAATCCATCTAAACCTAATTGACCATCTTTACTTGACCATTCTTTGACTTTATCATTAAAGTGCATATCTCTTAATTCATCTTCGGTAGTGCTTTCATCTTGAGGATTTTCTTTTCGCCATCTTCTAAAATCTCTTTCATATAAATCGTATTGATGATTACCAACAGTACCGAATGAATTTATATCTCCTAAAATCGGTACAGACTTTTTACTTTTTTTATACCCTGTCACTAATGGACTATTAGCCTCGGTCATTTCTTTAAACCACGCTCGCTCCATATCTTTTTCTTCTTTTCCATAACCACCCGGTCCTAAAGCCCTAAGCATTTCAAACATATTTGGTAAACCACTATGAGAATTTATTTGTCGTAGAGGATGATTCATTTCATGATAAGGAAAATGATGGTCTTTGTATGAAGAAGTGGGTTTAGCCATATATTTAGGAAAAATACTATGACTTCTACCTTCATCTTTAACTAACCCATGCGCCCATACATGATTAGTAGGTTCTCCAAATGTAGGCTTTGAAGCCAACATATATCCTTCACCTTCTTTCAAAGGTGTATCTACTTTATATTCTGCTTCTTCGTCTTTTTTAAGTATACTTTCAGCAGTATCTTTAAGACTTAAAGATAAATTATCTTTGGGAGATTTTTCTAATGTTTCCCAAGCCATTATGTATTCTGCGGCATTACGAGATAAATCTAAACCATCATGTAATGAGATTAAGAACTCATTTTTAGAAATATTAAATTCATCTTCAAACATTTTTTCACCGCCTATGTAAGCGGTTCAAATTGAGGGCAAGCGTGTATATCCATACCCCTGTTCAAATTGCATCCTTCGGTATTAGTACCGCCGCATTTCCTACAAATGATTGGTAAGCCCGCTTCTCCCGCTTCTCTAAATTGAGAATTAATGTTAGCCTTTTTGATTGCGATAGGCTTCTTCATAGAATCACCTTAATAACCGGACTTATCAAATGACTCTTCTCTTTCTACTCCGCCACCCTCATGAGGGTTCATTCTTTGAGAAAGTTTTTCTGTATTATATGCTTTATCGCCTTTCTTTTTAGGTTTAACATCTTCTGTTTCAATGGTTCTCCCATTAGTAGTGTAGTAAGCATTACGGGTTTGACCGCCGGATTCTGCTACAAAGTGTGGGTTTATATCAGTAATTTTTTCTGCTTTAAATCCCGGTTCTGCTTTAGCCATTTTACCACCGCATCCCATCTTCATGCAACTACCTTTTTCCATTTTAGAACCACACTTAGGACAGTCTTCGGCTTTAGCCATTTTACCACCGCATCCCATCTTCATGCAACTACCTTTTTCCATTTTAGAACCACACTTAGGACAGTCTTTACATTCGCATGGTTCTTTACCACAATCACATTTGGCTTTTTCTAAAGAATCTAATCTATCATTCATGATTTTTGCTTTTTCAAGCATAAGTGTAGTTTCATAACTTACTTCTTCATATCTTGGCTTCATTGAATCATCTCCTTTTCTTTAGATTTATTTGCTAACTCGTGAATATCATCCCAATCCATATTATGGAACTCTTCATTAGTTTGTGGAATAAACGAATTTTGTCCTTTTAGAATACTATTATCGTTAAGGTCATTTCTAAATGGGTCATTTTGTACATCTTCTG